AGACTAGGTAAGGGCGATCAATTAAGACAAACAAGTTTATTGCCTTGGCAAAACAAAAGAAGATAACGAATAAAACAAAACTTTACGAAAGCCCTCATATTAAATGAGGGCTTTTTTATTTAACTATGAAAACAAAAAATAAGAAAAAGGGGAATGAATTCGTATATTTAGTATACTGCAATCCTGACCCGCAATTAGTTTATGGAGTATACAAATCAAAGCATGACGCCATTAGGTACGCAATTAGTTTAATAAGATATAGAAAAGAAAAAGCAATATCAAAAGGCCAAACATTTGGTTATTATCATTTTCGTCCATTGATGCAGCCGATGCAGCTACTGTGGATGAAAGATAAAAATAATCCTAGTTATTACGACATGTGCGTTTTTACAGCTTGTTTATCTATTCCAGAAGAAAAAAACAATGAATGGGGAGATAATGCATGTCACATTAGAGTAGTTAGAAGATTTTTAACATAAAAGTTTTTATCTTACCTCTTTGACGTTTATTTTTTACTGCAAATCAACATTTTAAAGAAACAAAAAATAACACTAGAAATGTTTTGACATAGACCTTTAATTGAATAATCTAACCAAACAATTTATGTACAGAGTAGAAACTGGAAGCAATCAAATTTTTAGATATGACAATGTCCTAAGGCCGGATATATGCAAAGAAATCTGTGACCTTTTAATTGAATCAAAGGGTGACCACCTAACTAGTTTAAGCCAATCCGATAGGGTTCCATGGAACGATAATGATGTATGTAATTTTCGTGATATTAAAAATTTAGAGCTAAAGGCAAAAATAAATGAATACAGACATCTAGCTAAAAACTTAGCGATGGTTATATTTAAAAGTATAGTATTCATAGATTATACAGACTTGGTTGTATGGAGGACGGGAAAGGCTCAAAACAGACATAAAGATAATGGATACGTAAATGACAGTCCTCTTAGGTCTAGAAAATTTACATGTATCACATATTTAAATGATGATTTTGAAGGTGGTAGAACTTTTATAAAAACTGAGCGTGGGGATGATTATATATCTGATCCAAGAACAGGGTCAGCTGTATTTTTTTACTCAGATGATAGATGTGAGCATGGTGTAACAAAAGTTGAGAACGGAATAAGAATGACGCTTCCTATTTGGTTTTGCACCGATTATTCCTCAAGCGAAGAGGCAAGAGATAGTAAAATAGCTATCCAGGCTTAAAAAATTTATCGGAGTGTAGCTTAGCCTGGCTAGAGCGCCTGGTTTGGGACCAGGAGGTCGCGAGTTCGAATCTCGCCACTCCGAAATTAATTCATAATAATATGGAAAACAAACAACAGGAAAACATAACAAATCAAACAATAGAAATTCCTATACAGCAAGAAAGACCTAGAGTTGAATTTATTCAACCCACAAAAATAAAACTAGGTTATTCCTTTAATAAAGAAATGGGTATAGGTGTTTTTGCTACAAAAGATATTGAGCCTGGAGAATTAATTGAAAGGTGCTACGCCGTTCAATTAGCTAACAGATCCAGGTATCAACATGACCCACAAATAAAAAGATATCTATATACAAATAGATGCGAATGCCAGCAATGCGTTATACATGGGTCTCATATGAATATGGTATTAGGGTATGGAATGATATATAACCATCAAGACGAACCAAATACTGAATGGAATTTTAAATGGGACAAAGACTATGCAGATGTAATATGTATAAAACCTATTAAAGCTGGAGAAGAAATATATGTTTCTTATGGTTCTAGTTACTTTAAGGAACGTGAATATTTCTCCGCAAAAGGAGAAGAATTTAAAGAAATCCAAGAAAACTTGATTGAAAATTAACATATACACCGATGGAGCGTGTTCAGGTAATCCAGGCCCAGGTGGATATTCAGCTATAGTAAAATTTGAAGACAACACCAGAAATGTATTAAGTCAGGGATACAAAAACACAACAAACAATCGAATGGAGTTGAGGGCAGCAATAGCTGCCCTTAATTCTATAGTTGAGCATAAAAAAAGTGAAGTTGTATTGTACTCAGACTCAAAATATATCACAGATGCGGTGAATCAAGGCTGGATAATAAATTGGAAAAATCGTAAACTGTCTGGAGTTAAAAACCCTGAACTTTGGAGACAATTTATTGAGTTGATTGATCAATTTGATAAATTGTCTTTTGTATGGGTTAAAGGACACAATGGACACGAAGAAAATGAACAATGCGATGAACTGGCAAGAAAAGCAATAAAGGGAGTCCTTTTGGACGACATTTAATTAAATATAAACAATAGATATATGAATAAATTAAAGATATTTGATGAACAAATTTCAAGAAAACCGAATCTTTACCCATGGACAGATAAATTTATAGAAGCCATGCATAATGGGTTTTGGACAGACAAAGAATTTAATTTTAAATCTGATGTTCAAGATTTTGCTGTAAAATTAACCGAGCAAGAAAAACAGATTGTAATACGTACCCTGTCTGCAATAGGTCAAATAGAGGTCGCTGTAAAAACATTTTGGGCGAAACTCGGTGAAAATTTACCACACCCATCACTATCTGATTTGGGATATGTAATGGCTAATGTAGAGGTTATACATAATAATGCCTATGAAAGACTTATTTCAGTGTTAGGCCTTGAAGATGTATTTGAGGAGAACCTAAAACTGGAATGGATCCAGGGAAGAGTTAAATACTTGAAAAAGTATACACATAGATTCTATAAAGATAGTAAAAAACAATATTTATATGCTCTTATATTATTTACATTATTTGTAGAAAACGTTTCACTATTCTCTCAGTTTTATGTAATAAACTGGTTTTCCACCTTCAAAAATGTGTTGAAGGATACAGACCAGCAAGTAAAGTACACTAGAAATGAAGAAAATATTCATGCGTTGGTTGGCATACAAATAATTAATACTATAAAGAAAGAGTATCCAGAAATTTTTGACAAAGACTTAGAGGATAAAATATTGGAAGAAGCTCAAGAAGCTTTTGTTTCAGAGTCAAAAATAATAGATTGGATGGTTAATGGAATAAATGAAAACGGTTTGTCTGCAGACATATTAAAAGAATTTATTAAGAATAGGATTAATAATTCCTTGAATCAAATAGGTTTAAAATCCGTATTCGAAATAGATAAAGAAAAAATTTCTACAACTGTTTGGTTTGACGAACAGCTATTAGCAAACAACATGACAGACTTTTTTCATTCAAGGCCTGTTGACTATTCTAAAAAGTCACAATCATTCTCAGAGGATGATTTATTTTAAACAAACAAACACGAGATGACAGTCAGAGATCTAATAAGCAAATTATCCAAAGAGGATCCTGATTTGCCTGTAGTAGTTGAAGCAAATGAGGCTACATACGATTTGCTTGAATCAATCAGGGAAATAAATATAAGAAAAAATAAACAACAGTGCTATTTAATTTGGGATGGAGAGTTTTGTGAAACCGAAAACGACGAAGCAGGTACACAAAAAGCTCTTTTCCTTTGCAGAAAGATGCTGTATTAACTACAAAAAATTAAAATGAATAAAGACTGTTATTGGCTAAATAAAGACTCTAGAAAATTCCTTGAAAGAGGTTATTTAATCGAAGGAGAATCCGCTGAGGAACGCATAAATGATATATGTAAGGCTGCTGCGGGGATCTTGAGAAATCACAAAATATTAATCAAAGACAAAGTAGATAAAACTTTGTTAAACAATTTTGAGGAAAAATTTAGTGACTATCTATATAGGGGTTTTTACTCACTAAGTTCGCCCATTTGGGCGAACTTCGGTAGGGAGAGGGGATTACCTATTAGCTGCTTCGGCAGCTTCATCCCGGATAGTATGGAAGGTATAATGTATAAACTTGCTGAAGTAGGTATGATGACCAAGTACGGTGGAGGTACCTCTGCTTTCTTTGGTGATCTTAGGGGCAGGGGTGATTCTATCTCCTCTGGAGGAGAATCTACGGGTTCTGTGCATTTTATGGAGTTGTACAATAAACTGATGAACGTTGTTTCCCAGGGTAATGTACGGCGTGGTTCATTTGCTGCTTATCTCCCCATTGACCACAAAGACATAAATGAGTTCCTTCAAATTAGAGACGAGGGACATGAAATTCAGCAAATGTCTTTTGGTGTTTGCGTTAGTGACGCCTGGATGGAACAGATGATAAACGGAGACAAAGAGAAAAGAAAGGTATGGGGAAAAGTAATTCAAAAGAGATTTGAAACTGGTTATCCATATATTTTCTTCTCAGACAATGCAAATAATAATGCACCAAATATCTATGCAGAAACTGGGCATAAAATATATGCTAGTAACTTGTGTTCAGAGATAATGCTATCTAGCTCAATGAACGAATCATTCGTGTGTAATCTCTCATCGATAAATCTTGAGAGATGGGATGAATTAGTTCAAACCGACGCTATTGAATTACTGGTAGTATTTCTTGATGCGGTGATGCAAGAGTTTATCCTAAAAACCAACGGCAACACATTTATGCAACATGCACATGCATTTGCAGTTAATCAGCGTGCACTTGGGATAGGAGTACTTGGTTGGCATTCATACCTGCAATTAAATTTGACTCCATTCGAGAGCATGGAGGCAAAACTTAAGAACGCAGAGATATGGAAAATTATTAGGACAAGGTGTGACTCTGCTACCCAGAATTTAGCCGAGATCTTCGGCAGAGCACCCATTTACAATGGTTCAAAAGAGTCTAGGCGCAATACTACAACATTGGCGGTAGCACCCACTACAAGCTCTAGTTTTATATTGGGTCAAGTGTCTCCAAGCATTGAACCACTCAGTAGCAATTATTTTGTAAAAGATCTAGCTAAAGGTAAATTTACTTATAAAAATCCTTACCTGAAAAAGTTACTCAAATCGATTGGACAAGACACGGACGATACATGGTCGTCCATTCTGGTCAATGGTGGGTCTGTGCAACATTTGTCATTCTTGCCCCAAGAAGAGAAAGATGTATTTAAGACATTCGAGGAGATATCTCAGCTAGAGATAGTTAATCAAGCCATCCAGCGACAAAAATATATTGATCAAGGACAGTCATTAAACTTAATGATTCCGTCTAACACAAAACCTAAAGATGTGAATGAGTTGTTGATTCATGGATGGAAGAATGGTATAAAAGCTTTCTACTATCAGAGAAGCTCTAATCCATCACAGAAGTTAGCTAGATCAATATTGTCTTGTACATCCTGTGAGGCTTAAACCAAACATATCAAAATCAATGAAAGCTATATTAGAATTTGACCTGCCGGAAGATTCCAATGATCATGAATACGCTGTAAAAGGCATTGAAATGAGGATCTTGATCAGCGACCTCGAAAACGAAATACGCCAGAAATTAAAGTATGATGGAGGCGAATTTGCTGGACAGTGGCATGTTGAAGAGTATAAAGAAAATGAGTCGGGGGAGTATGTCCCTGAAAGGGTGGCCAAAACTGCTTGTGACCACACTCTAGAAAAAGTGAGAGACTGGTTAACAAAAGAAAAGATAGAGAGAAACATACCGGAGTTAATCTAAAAAATGCTGTCATATATAAAGAACAAGTTACCATTTAAGGTTTCGCTAATAAGAAACCAAAATAAACGCTGGTATAAACCGGTGTGCGTTAGATCTAGAATGCTCATGAATGGCAAATTGAAACCACAAGAATTTCATTGGATGGTATTCTCCATTCAATTGAAATATTTCAAGTAAATTAAACAATTATGAGTTTTATAAACATAACTAAATATTACCTCAGGAGATTTTTTATGCGATGTCTCCAGCTATGTCCATATTGCTTATCAAGAGTGAATGGAACTAGGAGTAGGACATATATTTGTCCGTTTTGTAACTATAGATCTAACTTATAAAATAATATACTTATTATATGGGGTAATGAGTTAATTCTCATTGCCCCATTTTTTGTTACAAATATGTGTACATATTTTTAACAAAAAAA